CCAATCAACATCGATAGGTGTAAGGTCTGAAGGAAACAAACCGATAAATTTGTACTTCTTCAAAGAATCACCTTTCTTACCAAATTGAGTTACTTCACCGTCAACTGTGTAACCACCTGGAGCAAGAGCTGCAGGATTACGCACGTTAAGACCGTGACTGTTGATGCCTGCCATCCAACGCTCGAAAGCGTTACGAATGACAAAATCTTCATCATTGATGATTGTGATAGTCCAATCAGCGAAGGTTCTGTTACCAACAAACTTCAACTCACGGCCAAAGTATTGAACTGGTACAACACCTAGCGAAGCGCCAGGTAACTGTGCAGTCTTACACATGAAAGTGGTTTTAGCCTGTGCATTCCCTGGCGCAGAGAACGCAGGGAAAGGCAACGAAACTTCAAAAAGATTCGGACGGGCACCGTCACCAACTAGTTGGGAACGGAATTCGTTTACATTAAAAGCCATTTAATTTCTCCTGTTTTCTCTATTTATTAGAATCGGCCAACAACTTCTTCAAAACTTACGCCGCTGCGAACAGCAACAAAGTTCAGTTGGATGAAGTTGACAGAGCGTGCAGGTTTGATGTAAATGTCTCCAACGAATTGGTTTGAATCAATTACGTTAGGGGTATTATTAGACTCATCACACACCACACGGAAGTCTGTAATACCACGGCGACCTTGAACATCACGCAAGTAAGGTTCAACTAAATTGACAAACTGTGCTCTTGTAAATTGGTCGTTAAATTCGAACAATGAAGAACGTGCAGCCTTAGCAATAGATTTCTCCAGTACAATGAACAAACGGCGAACATTGATGCGGTCAAACACAGATGGTCGACTCAACATAGTTTTGTCACCAAACAAAATTGTACCTTCACCTGGGAATGTAACAATAGGGTTAATACCTTTTACGTACAAGTTATCACGCTCAGCCTTAGTTGGATTCCAAGACAACTTGATAACATTCTTCAACACACCACGATTTAGACCACCAGGTGAGAACCATGGATCACGCTCAATGTCTGTGCGAGCACATGTACCAGCAACATCACCATTCAATGGCACCCAACGGTACACATCGTTGTACTTGTCGAATTGGTATTTGTAACCAGAATCTAGCACAGCATATGATGAAGATGTTAACGAATCACGATATGTAATAACTGCAGCAGATTCAGATCCTAGGTTGTCAACAACAGAAGTTTTAGTTGGTGACAAAAATACCATACAGTCTTTACGAACTTCAGCAATATTAGAGATAAGGTAACCAGCAATTGTAGCATCGCCAGGACCAGAGATAATCAATGAAACATCTACTGAATCTGGATTTGCAAACAAACCATAAGCAGTATTGATTGCACCAGCTGTAATTGTGCCGTTTGAACCACCACCCAATGAGCGATAGGTAGGATTTCTCATTCCATTAGCACCATCATATGTTGTTCCTGCCGCAGCAGTACCCCAGTTGGAATTACCATCAGCGTGAGCAGTCCACCACACATAGCGTGAGCGTTGATTCAATACATTAGCATAATAATTTGTAGCACCATCGCCAAATTTAGCATCAGATGCCTTAGAAACAAATCCAAATTTTTCAAGAACTGTGTTAGCAACACCATTGGAGAATTGGCCGTCTTCGTCAACAACAATAACGTGCAGTTCATCATTAGTACCACCAGCAGAGGTTGCATAGTCAGAAGTACCTGGAGCCACACCGAATTGATCGGCATATTGCCATTTACGCAAGATTGGAGTACCAAGAGTGACGTTTGCTGTCAAAGCAGTTGCAACAATAATTGCAGTTGCGTTAACTGAAGCAACACGATTATAAGATGTACCGTTGTCAACAGAAATTAAATCTCCAGATTGTAAGTTAGCTGCAGCATTTGCATTACCATTAATATTAATAGTGAATGCATTATCTGCCAAATAGTTAACAGCGTTACATTTTAATGTATCTGTAACTGATAAATTGGAAGAAAAAGCAGCAGAAGATGCACAGATAGAAACACGAAGTGTATTACCTACAGCACCAGCATATTTTGCAGTAACAATACCACGACCAGAATTGGAAGTAGAATAGTTATCAAGATAATCATCTTGATTTTTAATCAACACGCCTGTACCGTTAGCGGTAGCATTCAATGTGGATGTAGTATTAGCCGCACGGACTACTTTGAGGTTGTTAGAATATGCAAGAAAGTTTGCGGCTGAGAACCAGTATTCATAATTTACAGAGTCTGGTTTACCAAATCGTTCAGTGAGGCGGACCTCGTCAGAAATGGTAACGACTTCACCGACTGGACCCCAAGCGAACTGTCCAGCAAAAGCGCCAATTGAAGTGGCAACGGAAGGGACGATTGTAGTCAGGTCAATTTCTGATACATTTACCCCAGGTGATAGCTGAAATGCCATGGATTTCTCCTTATTGTTATTGGGTCAATTATATTTATAATTAATACTCTATTTAGTTTTTTAAAACCTTGAGGATAGATAGCCTCTTTCAGTCCACACATCGCCGCTGTCCACTAGGACTTCTTCACGGCGACCATCATCTATGATTCCAACTGGTGCCAAGTCTTCTTCGACAAGCATATTTTGTTCTTCCAACATGTATCTACGGATATCAATGTTAGTAGCTTCTTTAAAATATGATTGTGCTGCCAACCAAGCGAACAACACCAGACCCATGGCCAAATCATCATTATTACCTTCTTCTGCCTGATAACTATCTCTGACTCTAACGAATGTATTTAATTCAGCAATCGTATCAAAGTCATTGACAATCAACTTGTCGTTTTCAATCAAAGTTTTTAAGTTGGCACAACCAATCTTTTTTACAGATTTAGTTGTTTTAATACCAAAAGAAGTCGAGCGTTTGAAACCACCAGAAATGGCCTGGCCTTTAATGTGGTGGTGTTCTAACTTATAGATGTTTTCATATTCCAAATCATAATGGAGAATGTCAACAACTTGTTGTCCCACATTATTAGTCTCAATCAAAGCATATGCCTCATTGTATCTTTTACAGATGGAGTATATGATAGTGGGAAAGAATAACAATGGTAGTTTATTGTTGCGATACTTGGCAACCTGTTTATAAGGCACCTGTGTCACATCAATGATATTTATAGTGGAGTAATCCTGCTCAACGCCTTCCGAACAGTCAACTGTACCAATGTACATATGTCCAGGTTGAGGCATCTCATACATGTCCAATCCTTCTTCTGCAAAGATTGGATTAAAGAATGCCATTGAGCGTAGTTTGGAACCAGAAATAAGAGTTGCAGATGAACCAATAAATTCTGTCTCAAACTCTTGTCTGAATTGTTCTTCTGAAGTGTTACGAACCGTTTCTTCTTTCCATGCCGCATCACGGCCAGGTACTTGTGACCAATGAACTTCAAGTGGTTTGTAAGTTGAACGACCTTCTTCAGCATCTACCCACATCTTATAGAAGTGATTCAGGCCATAAGGAGTAGAAACAATAATAACTTTGGTAGTTTTACCAGATGAAATCACAGGGTAAGTAGATGTAAAGAACTCATCTGCCATATTCTTTGGAACGAAAGCAAATTCGTCCAAGAAAATCAAGTTGTAAGAACCTCCACGAACACCAGCAGCTGATGTTGCAAAGGCACCAATCTTAGATTTGTTTTCTAACTCAATGTTACCTTTGTTCCAAGTAATGATACCTTGTTGCAACCACAATGGCAAGTATTCATAGGCATATTGTACACGGCTTAGAATATCACGAGCAAGAGAACCCTTGTTCGCTAAAATAGCAATACTGTAGTCATCTTGGAACAATACAGACCAAAGCATATAACCTACAGTCGTGGTTGTTTTACCAACCTGTCGAGGCATCTTTGCAATACAAAAACGATTGTTGTGAAATGTTCTGACCATGTCCTCTTGGAACGGCCACATATCAAATGGTACTAAACCATGGTCTACGTTGACAATTTTAACATATGTCTTAATGAAGTAGACCGGGTCTTCAGTACATTTTATAATCTCGGCAACTTGTTCCTCTGTGTAGGACAGTTCAACACCTGTCCTTTTGAGGTTTGCATTACCTAGGTAACCACCTGCATCCATAATTATTTAACGATACTACGAAGCATCCATGATTTTTTCTGATGAGCACCTAATAGGTCTTGCAAGAAGTTGCCAACGGCAGGTTCACCAGCTTGTTCTGCTAAAATAATACCAGCACGAAGTTGCATAATGTATTTGTCATTATCATTTTTTAAAGTAATCATCATTGTCAATGCATCAGGTACAGTTGTTGATTCATCAACAGCAGATAACTCCATAAATCTACTAAATGAACCTGGTGCATATG